TGAGCAACCTCTTTATACAAACTATCCATCTTCAAGTTAGTGCTTGAAGTTACATCTGAAACAGAACCTATTGCTGGCGCACCAGATAGAACAACCTTTACGCCTTCACGCTCAAAGATAGAGAGCATTTGATCTATGTTGTTTTTGACAGTATTTCTGCTAACACCTTGCAAAAGATCATTGCCGCCAATATCTAAGACAACAGTAGAACCTGATTTAAAAACTCCACCTTTGTTTAGAAAGCTATTTAACTGATCTAAAGCATCTTGAGTCTTAAATCCACCAACAGCAACATTGGTTACATCTTCGCCAAATGCTTCTTTAGCAATAGCAGTTTTATCTTCTCCCGCCAACCAACTGTCACCCGCCAAAATCGTACCACCAAGTACATTTTGTGGGGCAATTGCTTCAACACGAGAAGAAATTTCTGATATTGGAACACCTGTGACATTAGATATTTGAGATGCAGAAACACCTTTTTCTTGCATGAAAGAATAAATATCAGCATCACTCAAATTAGGTGATGACAATAAAAAATCTAGAACTTGTTGATTAGTCGCTGCCATGACTGCTCCTTATTACGCTATTCCAATTGGCTCAACCCAATCAGGATTATGAGGCCAAGTGATAGTCGATCTTGCATCAGAAACAGTCGATGGAAAGTCTCTCAATGTTTGGCGATATGTTGCCCACTCAGCCTTCTTAGGAATGGTGCAATCAGCAATCTGAGTCCAATCGCAAGCAAGCAATAAAGCATTGCGTGTGGCTCTTAGTTGTGCCATTGCAGAATCCTTAGCTGCTTGGATTTCTTCAGCACTCAGGTCAGCTACTTGAACGATAGAAACAAACTCACCATCGTTATAGGCAGAGCATGAAACCAACTTCTGAGTCAGTCTGTCATGGGCTTTAAAGGCGTTAACCTTCTTAGCATTGTTGGCAGTCAAGAATTCATCACTTGGGCCGTTAGCGTTAAATGATGTATTGCTAAACAGTTCACGATAGTCGCCTACTGTTATGGGGCTAGTTAAGATTGCAATTTGCATGATGTTCCTTAATATGGGCCTGTGTCTGAGAGTGCTGATGTTGGAGGCGTGAATGTCGTTGTGTATCGGGCAAAGCCTTTGGTGATGCGAACATCATCCATGTAGCCATTAAGGTCAAAGCCACCACCATAGTAAAGGCCAAGCCACAAATTACCGCCAGAATAATTGGTTGAGTCTGTGTATGTAGAACCTATTTGCGTTCCATCTAAAAACATCTTAGTGCTTGTTCCACTACGACAAACAGCAACGTGATACCAAGTTCCAGTTGATAAAGTGCCGCCTGTAATTCGTACTCCAGAATTGGTGTAATAAACAAGAGCAGAACCATTCAAATAAATTACAGGGGTTTGACTTCCACCACCATCTCGCATATCAAAAATAATTGGTGTTCCAGATGTTGTATTGATATATAACCAAAATTCAATAGTAAAATTACCTGAAGAAAACGCAAAATTTGGCGTATATGCCGCTATTAACGCATCACCAGTACCATCAAACGCTAAAGACCCTGTTCCATACTTCTTAACGCTTGTAGAAATCTGTGCGTTACCCACAGTTTCTAAGTCGTTCATCATGGCGTTGTCAAAGATTGCGCCATTGGTCATGTTGGTCAACAAGGATGTATTTGTGATTGCTGTCAGGGGTGCAGTAGGAGGCGTGAAATTTCCTGTGTAAACAACAGAACCTTTAACAAGCCTTGCGTCAGAAATATATCCAGTTGAAACGGCAGTAGCCGCACCATACCCGCCAATTTCAAGAACAGCGGCATTTGTTGATGTTCCAGTAAATGTTGCAGTACCACTTGAGACACCATTTACATACACAGTAAGCGTATTACTGCTTCGTGTTGCCGCCACATGATTCCAAGAGTTTGATATTAAAGATGCAGAAGATGTTGCTGTAACTTGACCAGCACTAGCGTCATACATACGCAAGCGAAGTGTGCTTTGAACCCAAAACATCCACCCACCAGCAGAACCAAAATTCTTTGCCAAAATTGGGCTTGTAACAGTTGCATCAGTAAGATATACCCATGCCTCCATTGTGAAAGAGCCAGCATCAACATCAAGAGCGGCATTATCTGCGACAGTCAAATAATCCCCAGCACCATCAAAGTATCCTGACCCACCAATCACGCTTGTGGAGTAGGCGGTAGAAGTACCAAATGGGTTGAAGCGTTGAACGCTTGGTGTGCCTGTTGCCGTAACTGTATATGCGTTTGCTGAGGCATCAAAAAAACGATTTGTTTGGCAAGTTAATAGTGCTGTATTTGTGATTGCTGTTAATGGTGTTGTTGAAACAGTAATGGTGCTATTTGCAGGGTCATATACCGCAGAACCCTTAACAATTCTTAAATTGGAAATGTAACCATTCCAAAATCCGTCAGTAGTTCCAAAAGCACCAATATAAATTGTGCCACTTGTGTAGTTTTGATTGTTTGTGCCTTGTGCAACTCTAGTGCCATCAACCCACATGGCAATTTGATTTGTGCTTGTGCCTGACCTAGAAATTGCAAAATGATGCCAAGTATTATTTGCAAGGTCGGTAGCTCCTTGAAGATAAGTTGACCCCGTGTTACCAAAAGTCATGTATCCTGATGTACTGATGTACACCTGCATAGTGTATGAATTACCACTATTACCAATTATAGTTCGTGATGCGCCGCCAGAAATACTTTTGTCGCCAGTAAAAAACCATCCTTCAATAGTAAAATTGCCAGTTCCAAAACTCATTGAAGCATTAGAACTCAATGTCAGATAACTGCTTGTTCCATTGAAGTTGTTTGACCAATTAGACCCATAAGGTGAGAAAGAACCTTGGGTTGTGTTGCCACCACGGGTAATGGTGAAGTTGTTTGTACTGCTGTCTAAGAATGTATTGTTCTGTGCGCCATTAGTACCATCACCATGCAAGAGCATAGTGACGTAATTAAACTGAGCATCTGGCGATGAAAGATTACCGCCTTTATTCAATTTGTTAGCTAGAAACATTAAGCACTCCCTGCCCAATTTCCATAAACTGTTCCACCAACTTGCCAGATCACCACCACGTTTGTAGATGAGGCTTCAAGTGTCGGTGTAGCACCAGACCCTAAGGTGTTAATCCAAGTCATCGTAGGCCAAGTAACTGTATAAGTAACTGGATTGAGCATCAGTACAACTGACTGACCATCAGCTAATGACTCAGTAAATGTGGTGTTAGCACCAAGTGTTTTGGTCTGAATTGTGCCGTTAGCAGGGTCAATTGCAGTTCCAGATAACGCATAGACAGTTTCGGTATAAGCCGTAACAGTTGGATTGCTTAGTGCGGGAGCAGTACCAAACACCAAAGCACCAGTTCCTGTTTCCCCCGTAACTGCTGAAGCTAAGTTAGCACTTGATGGGGTTGCTAAAAATGTAGCTACACCCGTTCCAAGTCCTGAAACACCCGTAGAAATTGGAAGACCTGTAGCATTGGTTAACGTGCCGCTAGAGGGAGTTCCTAGTGGCCCACCAGTATCAAGCAGTCTGACCCATGCACTGCTATGAGCAAAGTACATTGCCCCGTCTGCGTGAGAGTGCGATAAAGCCCCGTGATAAGTAGCCGCAGAGGGAAAACCCGCTTGGTTGGCATAGTAGAAAGGAATTACCGATCCAACTTGTGGTGCAGTGATAGCACCATCGTCAGCTACTGTCACCAAGCTATTCTGTACAATTTTTCCAGTTGTACTGTCAAACCTTGTGATTGCATTGTCTGTTGAAGAAGCTGGGCCTGTTACATCGCCTGTGCCACCACTAGCTGCAATTGTTATTGAGCCACTACCATTTGTAATAGTTACGCCAGTACCCGCAGTTAAAGTTGCTTTAGTTAAGGTATTACCTGTGGTATTACCAATAAGAAGTTGACCATTGGTATAAGAAGTTTCCCCTGTGCCACCATTTACAACAGGCAAAGCAGTGCCTGAATAGGTCATTGCCAAAGTGCCAGAAGTTGTAATTGGTG